CCTAGCTCTACCTCATTATCCTCAATCTCTGGGTGTAGCTCTCGCACGGTGTTGTAAGTGGATTCTGATCCATCCCAGTCTGGGCTTTTATCTTCATCACAGTACGCTAAAAAGCGTTCTACTAGCTCTATGTCTGCCTCTTGCTGAAACTTATCCGCTGGGATTTCGTATTCCCTGTAATCGCTACCTGAGATAAGCACGGCCACATAAGCCATGTCTAGACCTAGACAACTTAGATACCACTGCACCTGTGTTAGATAGTAAGGCGGTACACCATCAGCACCTGAGCCACTAGGACCCCAGTCATCTGGGTATCTTGCTGTCTTGATTTCCAAGACCTTTACAGACCCATCACCCTCAAGCAGTGCATCTGGGTTTGCTATCTGATAAGGGCGTTTTTTGTTTACCCATGTGCCTGCATCTGTAAGTGCAAAAAACTCTGGGTGTTCATCCATGAACTTATCTATTACTACGGCCTCTAATCGCCTGCCCCATTCCATAGCTGGGTTGTCTGGGATTTCGTCAGATATTTTGCCCGTAAACTTTGCCCAGGCAGTGTAGGGGCTTTCCCATTTGTTTAGCCCTGCAATAGTTCCGACTTGACTACCGCCTATTTTATTGCGGCGGGCCTCATGCCACTCTGGGCTGTTTGCCTCATAACGGCCAACTAGGTCTGCCGCCTCGATTTGCTCAATAGTTCCGATTTGCATTTTTATCCTTTCATCTGGAATAGTTATCACTCTATATGAAAGGACCGACATTATGGAAATAAAACATGATGACCTAATAGATATTGCTTGCAGTATTTGTAAGGTGTGGCTAAGTGAAGTAATAACAAACCCTATGCCTACGCACCCTGCACACTTAGGTAGTGCATTGTCTAGGGCTGGCTGGGTAAATCAAAAAGGAACTATCTATTGCTGGGGGTGCAAAAATGTTTATATCTAAAGATGCTCGACTTGCTTACGGCAGACTTGCTGAAGCCATGGATAAACACGGTGAACCCGTATGTTCACAAACTGATCCAGAAGAATGGTTTCCAGAAAAAGGTGGTAGCAATACCTACGCCAAAAGTATGTGTAATAAGTGCCCACTAAAAGACCCATGCCTACAGTTCGCTTTAGCTAATAATGAGCCGTACGGGATTTGGGGAGGTGTTGCGCCTAGGACTAGGCAAAGAATGGCTGGGCGTGGTCAAGGCAGACCTCACGGCCGCACAGACTCTGTAGATAGGGACTAACTTAAACGCAAAAAAGCCCCCCTGCATTTAGCAAGGGGGTTTTTCTGCAAGAAAGAAAGCTATTTAGTTTTGGTAATTATGGAGGTTAGCACGGATAGAAAAGCGGCACCAAGCGACACGCTGGCAAGACTGTACCAGTCAATGCTAAATAGTCCTACGGTGCCACCGCCCAGAAAAGCTAATGCAGCCTGGGCAAATGTTTTTACGGCACGCTCACCTGCGTATTGCCAAAACTCTGTACTAAATAATTTCATACTTCTAAATCCTTATCTACTTTGTCTGCCCATGTGGCAGTTGCTGTGTATGCGGTCACGATAATACTCAATAGTGCCACACCGCCTGTAACTAATTGGCTGCTAACATCTGTGTCCCAAAAAAAGGTAAGTGCGCCAAACGCGATCATGGCAACAGACAAACGATATGCGCCAAAGATTATCTTGCGCCTAAACTTCCAACTAGGACCACGCCCGTTAGGGTTGTCTGGTCCATCCTGGCCCATAAAGAAAAGGCCATCAAATGCTACTTTTGCGTAACGCCTAATTTTTGTAACCATTTCAGTATCATCCTTAGTGCTGCCACAATGCCCTTTGGTGGCTCATCAAAATCTGTTTCGCATCGCTCTACCTCAGTAGGCTCTGCTGGTTTGTCGGTTTTTTGAGTTACTTTTTTGGTTTCTTTTTCCCTGGTTTGTACGGCATCTGTAACCTTTCCATGTTTTTTGATTTGCTTATTTATGTAGGCCTGAATGTCATAGACCTTGCCATAAAATACGCTTTTTAGGTCTTTGCCTAAAGTTATGTGCAAATGAGGGCCTGAACTTGCGCTGCCTGTTGATCCAACACGGCCAACTGGCTGGCCTACTTTTATGCTGTCACCTAGCTTTAGGTTTTTGAATGGTGTGGTGCAACCTGAGACCTGTGGGCCTTGACAGAACGGGCCATGCTTGCCGCAGGATAAATGACAATAACCAATAAAGTATTTACGGCTTGCGCTTGACTGAACCATAACCCAGCCCAATACGCTAGACCACTGGATTAGTTCCACCTTGCCATTAGTTACGGCTGGTATAAGTGACTTGACACCTGGGGCATAGTCTACGCCTCTGTGTGGCCCTAGGCCGTGCTTTATACGGTATGCGCTACGCTCACCAAAAGTGCCTGTAATTGTGCTCTCTGGAAACGGGTGCCGCCAATGTCCCATGGTTATCCTATCGCTTGAGTTACTACGGCTACTACGCCTGCTGTTAGCACGGCACTAGCTAATGCAGTAATCCATGCGTTTTTCCAGCGTGCTTTTTCTAGTTCCCTAATGCGTTCCTCATGGTCAATAACCATCTTGACAGTGGCCTTAACCTCTGCCATATCTTGAACTAGTTGCCATAGCAACTGGCCCTGTGTGCTTTTTGGTCCAACCTGCTCAGTCACTAGTTATCTCTACCCAATCCAAATCAAACTCTGACCAACGGTATTCTTTTCCATCATCTGGGTATGGCACTGGTGCGGTCCATCTGCAAGTATTTTCATCTAATACCCAGCTATTAAATGGCTTAGGTGGGATAAAAGCATCCCTTTCCTGATCGTACTTAAAACCTATTCCTGCGTAGTTGTAGCGTATGTTGCTGTTGTAACTAGTGCGCTTGCAGGTCTGACCCCTAAAGTTTCCATACCAAGTTTCAGGCTCTAAGCCCTCAATTAGTTCAGTTTCGTCTATGCCTACTATTACGTCAGTAACAATATTGTTTTTGTCTAAAAAAGCGTAATGTGCCATATCTCTATCCTATCTAAGCTGCTGAAAAGCTTACATTTCCTGTGCCTGCGGTTATTTCTGCGTATTTGTAATCGCCATCTGTGATTTCTGTGCCTGTTAAACCTGCGCCTATTGTAATTGTAAAGCTTGCAGGGTAGCGTAGGATTACAACGCCAGAGCCGCCGTTGCCACCTCTAGCTCCTTCGCTAGTAGAGCCAGACCCACCACCTCCTGAGCCAGAATTTACATTGGCAGGGTCTCCTGGATTAGATTGAGTTCCGTCACCTCCACCAGCAGCACCAGCGCCACCATTAGGACCATTTTGAGCACCACCGCCACCACCAGCTCTGTCTAAAGAGCTGCCCGTAATAGAAGAAGAAACCCCAAGGCCACCATCACCACCAAAAGCAATTCCATCAGATCCACCATTTTTACCTATGCTGCCAGCACCTCCACCACCGCCACCAGCGTAGTTGTCAAGCAAATTTTCGTAGATAGAATCTCCACCATCAAACCCTTGATTGGCAGTTCCCGAACCACCTAGTCTTGGAGTAGAACCATTTGTGCTTGCTCCACCACCAGAGCCACCATCAAGACCAGTTCCAGAATTATAAGCTCCACCGCCACCGCCACCGATTGAAGTAATAGAAGCAAATATGGAATTTCCTCCACTACCGCCTTTTGTTGGATGGGGTGCATTAGCACCACCAGCTCCAACGGTCACGGTGTAGTTAGTTCCTAACTCACACCTAAAAACAGATTCAGCAGAAGCCCCACCGCCAGAAGACTCGCCTATAACTGATGAACGATACCCACCAGCACCACCGCCACCGCCGTAAAAACGACCACCCCCAGCGCCACCGCCAGCGATAACAAGGTATTCAACAAAAGTTGGTACAAAGGCATCATTACCGACCAACAAAGAACGATATTTGTTAAAAGATGTTATTTGTGAACGCTTAAAACTTGTTGCGGCCATTAGCTAATCTCCGAACCAAACACGCTAAATGAAACATCTGCCGTTGAAGCCTGAACTGTCAAAACATCATCAGCGTTCATAGTGATACCTAATGTTAGTGCTGTTGAGTCACTTGCGCCAACTGTAATTGTTTTAGCTACATAGTGTTGTGCCGCTAGTGTTGCACCGTCTGGGCGTACTGCAATGTCATAAGTAGCATCTGAAGTTTCTTGATTACAAATAACGATAGTGCTAATAACTGTCTGTGTGCCTGCTGGCACTGTGTAAATGTCTGTGTCTGTTTCAGCACTTGGATTTGATTGTGCTAATACTTTGTATGTGCTTGCCATTTTCTTAGGCTCCCATCAGTAGAAATGTGTCTGGTTTGCTGTCTGTTACTGCAGGCTGGTTTACCCAATTATTGCCATTATATGCTAATGCCTCGCCTGTAGATGGTGATGAAATAATTACATCTGAAATTGCATTTAGATTTAGACCCGTTACATTTGCGGCGGCTAGTGTGCCTGTAAATACTTCTAAATAAAAACGCTGATCTGTTACATTACCTGCAGTAATTGTAAACACGCCTGCACCTACAGCAATATCTGCAAGCTTGATTTGATAAATACCTGCATCAGTCTGTACTACTGGCTCTGGGCTAGGGCTAGACTCTGCAACGCCTGTAATTACCTTTAGCTCAATTTTGTTAGCACTTGGATCTAACTCAAGTACTACAGTGTCAATGCGTGGGTTGTCTGGGTCTGCAGCATCTACAGTTAGCGCGACTTCTGCAGTGTTTTGGTAATAGTGACCACGCACCATAGCCTGACCACTGCGAACTTTTATCTGCATACCTGTAGCATCCGCAAATACTTCTAGCTCATTTAGGGCACCTGTTTTTACGCCCTCGCCCATGTTTCTAGCCCATTGACTAAATTGAGTTTCGTTCGTGTCAATCGACTCAAACGGCCAACTACTTTGTGCCATATTTATCCCTCTATCTCGTAAGTACCTGCAATATGAAAATCATCTGCTGTTGTCATGGTTATTGGGCTTCCTTGCTCTAATGGGAAGTTGTAAAGATTTTGGCCAGTAATGTCTGTAGTGTACATCACTAGCTGGTCCTCTCCTGCGTGGACATGGCCACTGACTGGATAAAACTTATCTTCATCAAAATCATAAAGGCAACCATCTCTAAACATGTAGTTAGTTCTGGCTGGGTAAGGCAATGTAAATGAGTATTGACCAGTACCAAAGTTTGTAATTTTGTCTAAATCCACCACAATGGAAAAGTGAACCATGTTGCCAAAGCGGTTGAATGATGAACTTACTACTGGGCCACTTGCTGTTGGCTGTGTTCCTGTTGAGCTAACTGTAGTTATGTAGTCAGTGTTTACGCCGTAGCCTGTAGTGGCTCGCTCTAGGTTACTAATGCGGTCATCCTGGCGGTTTACTTTGGCTAATAGTTTTGCCTCAAACTCTATGCCTACTGGTGTGCCTACCGTGGCACCTACCCGTACCCCATCAGATCCTATGTTTACGCCTACCTCAGTCACTACTGCTGTAGCCTCTACATCATTAGCAACAACTGTAACCGTGTCACCAAGAAACCAGTCAATACCATAAATCATGTTGCTTTCATCAGCTGGGGTTACGCTCATTTCAACAATGGTTTTACCCTCATCAGTTAGGGCTTCATCACCAGCTGTGTTTAGTTCATCTAAATCCTCTGACTGCCTAGCATCTATAAAACGCTCTATACGGCGATTCCAGGCGATTTCAGCGTTTAGGCTGTCTGAGTTACTACGCTCTGCAAATACTCTGTTTTCAGCCTCACCACGGCCTGCTACGATAGCCCTAGTAAGCTTTGCCGTGCCGTAGCTGTAGACACTGCTAGTTAGCTTGCGGTTTTGTATATCCATACGGATAATGTCGCTACGGTTTACTGGCTCAAATACTGAAAACTCTAGGCCTGTGCCTGACTGTTTTAGCTGGTAACCAATAGCACCTACTTGAGCTAGGTCATAGATTAGCTCTTGAATTTGGTTGAACCGTGCGTTAGCAAATACTGTGTTGCCTCTGGTTTGGTCACCCTCTACTGTTAGGCCTATTACTTCACGCCCACTAGCTGCACCTGGTCCTAGGTTTACATTTACATATTCTTTTATTACTGTTT